CACAGTTTCTATTTTGGCCTTTAAAGCCTGTACAGTTAGATCGCTCATTTTTTCAATCTTGTAGCAATACTACTGCCGAATAAAATAGCAAACGCCGCCCATGTTTCCCATGTTAGTGGAATTTGCAACACTGGAAACAATGTGTTCAACGACCAGATACCCAATATAGGTCCGATTGCAATGGCAATTACAATTAGTGTAATGCCCACTATAAGTTTAATTAAAGCTGATGTCATAACCAAAATTCCTCCCAAGGATAAACTAACCAACAATCTTCTTCTGCTTTGTTGACTTCCCATACTGAGTAATCAACTGATTCTTTGCTAGCCAGATTGTTGGTTAGCGTAGCAAAGCGTACATTTTGTCCCCATACATGTTCCCAACGTGCATCATTGGGCAAACACAATTCTTGCCAGTCTTTCTTGATCCATGCAATAGTAGATCCTTGATCATTGATGTCATCTACTACAAGAATATTTTTACACAACGGGTCACCGACTTCTGCGGCATTATATCCAAATGCGTCTTCAGCCATACCACAGTTACTTACTGTAGAGCCGCCATCCCGTAAACTTACATCTAGCGATTGCATGGGAATATTCATATACTGACTTAGCAGTACCGCAGGAATAGATCCGCCACGTGTAATACCTACAATATAGTCAGGACGCCAATTGCTGTTGTTGATTTGTCTAGCAATATCTAAACAAGCACCTTTCACTTCGCTCCAAGTGTAGTAAACTTTTTTCATGCAGTTAATCCGTTTGCCAATTTAGCAAGTTCTTCTTTAGTCATAAAGAAATTGTATGTTTGACTATCTTGTACATTACCGTCTTTAAGACTTTCTTGAATAATATCGAGACTAAACAAGTCCTTAATTGCAAGTAATTCGTGTTTGACCACACGTACTCGAAATCCTTCAGATTCCTTAACTGTTATCTCTTTGCGTGTAGTCGCAACTGATTCGTGTAACATTATTTTGACTCCTTTATTGCTTCAAATGTTCTATACTTTCCCAATGCTTGAATGTATTCATCATACAGTTTCTTTAGCTTTGGATGCTTCTCTTCTAGTTTAACATCTCGTTCAGGGATAGTCAATACTCGTTCGATTGTTTTTAATCGTTCTTCCAAGTCAACACCGTTGATGACCATTCGACCTTTAACTTCTAATTCTGGCGGACCTTGTTTAACAATTAATACACTATCAGGAATACTATTATGCGACCAACTATTTCCATTGGATCCAGTCGATGTTAAAAATTGTCCCGAAGTGGTATTGGTAGTATATATTTTCCCAATAGTTAGTGGAGACGGTGCCGGAGGAATAGCACCGTATCCAACAGACACTGTGCTTCCTACTAAACCATTACTGACGACGTTCTTCGAGATAATTGCCATTATGTATCCATTTATCTTTTACTAAAAAACCCCATTCTTTTTTTTGAATGCCTGGCATGAACAAACTCCATGCTGTTACATTGGGATCTAATTCAATTCGATGATAACTTTTAGCATCACATATCCTGAAATGTCCGGCACCTCGCCAAACTCGATATTCTCCCCACTGATGTCCGAGGGTATCAATTTTAGGAATCCATTCCCAATAACCGCCACTCAAAATCAGCGTAGCATATGGCCATGGATGATCGTGTACATCGTCGGGATCTGATTTTAAGAATTTATGAATAAAAACATTGAATGGAAAGTTTTTACGATCTTTTAAAAAAATGTAATAACGTTCCAAATAAGGTTCTTTACTTTCACGATCCATAATAACACGTTTACGGTCGTGACGTTCTAACCAATTAAGGCTTAGGTCTTTTATCTTTTGGAGTATCATAATGATCCGCTACTAATTTATAAGTTGTCTTAAATTTTTCGTATGCTATTTTTAATCCAGGATATTCTTCACACATCTTTTCAATACGGTTAAAGTCAGGCAAACAGTTGACCCATTCTTCAGGAATATTAATTTGAAATGTTGAAGTATCAATACTTATTGAATTAATCTGTGATGTAGTTAATGATGGAATAGTAGACGATATACTAATAGAACCTACAGTGCCGCTAGAGTATGTGTAGGACGGGTAACTTGTACTACTATTCATAGTATCTATAGTAGTAAGTGAACCAAAATCAATGGTATCTAAACCACTGATTGTTATAGTATCACTTGATGTTGTTGAGTAATTCGTTGGCTGAGAAATAATTGTCACGTAAAGACTCCGTTTGTTTGTGTAGCATTGGAAGTCTAGTTTCGTAATTTTCCATATGCTCTATTATTGTTTTGCAAATAAAAGGCCTGTATCTAGCATAAGCTTCAAAACTTTCAGTCCACTCGCTAGGATATTTAAATGTGTCAAATGCCATCTCACTGTAACTGAGTCTATTGGGCACCATAGGAATAGAATCTACAACAGCACCCTCATACCAACTGATACCAAGTGTTTCTTGCAAGTTGGCACTGAACACCATTTTAGATTCTCCTAGCAGTGTATGATACTCATGTTTAGTAAGTTGTTGATCTTGGCAAACAACAAATTCGTACTGTGGTAAATGTGTAGCCAAATCACGGAAAATATCAACTTGTTTCTCAGGTGCTATGCGATGAGGAAACAATATAAGGTCACGCTTGGGCATGCCTTTATATGGTAACAAGGTATCATGCATATACTCCATGGGCCAACCAGTACGCACAATATTTGGATATTCACCGTTCAGTATTTCTGCAAGCTCTTCTTCATGCCAAGGATTTTCAGTTTGGAATCCACCGTTGAGTAATTCTCTATGAAATAATTCTATATGAAAATTTGTAGCAAAGTAATTATAATTGAACGCATAAAAAAAACTTTTTTCTGCATTACGCACCCAGGGTTTGTTGCCAACCAGTCGACCCAGAAAATCTTGAGGATCGTAACTGCCGGCATGCCACAATCCATGAGTAGTTACTGGTATATTCAGTAACTCGCTCATGTACTTTAAGTTGATAATGCCCGGGTGCCAAGCATCAGTAAAGATAAAGTGATCGCCGGGATGAACGGCTCCGGAGCAAAATAAACGACCCATCTGCTCAACTTGGCTAGCCTTGTATATATTAGTGCCGCCAAAGTTGAGAAATGCTCCAGGAGTGGTAGCACTAGGAATGTCCGTAGGACCTGATATAATGTTGACATTGTGGCCTGCTTTTTTAAGTAACGCAGGTACATGGGTCTTCCACTGACCCGTGTACCTTGTTTCAACCGATTCTAGATCAATTAAGAATATATTCATTATACTCTATTGTATTGAGGCCTAGTGCCTTGGTAGGGTTTACGTTCACCAGTCCAAACTTTCTTTGGACGCTTACTTTTTTCAAAGTTTCTCCAAGCCCAACTTTCTCTGTTGTAGAGGTCCGCTTCGTTGAAGGGAAACATTTCCAATCGGCAATAATCCAGATAGGATTCCAAGTCGTCAAAGATTTTGACGACGTCAGGACGATTGGCAAAGTAATCAATGTCTTTATAATTTTTAGTAGCCATAGTAGCCTCTTATTTTCAATATTTAATAAATGAACCGTTTTCCCCGTCTTCGGAGACCTCAATCCAAACCTCACGGTTGGGATACTTTTGTGAAATGACTTCATATAAATCACCTGAAATCATTTCGCAACTCTTGTAGTCTAATGCTAGTATACTATCTTTGTACAGATTTAGCAACCATCGTTTGAACTGAATAAACTCAATATCACGGTCGTCGTGAGTGACACCGATCCAAACTTTAAAGTGGAAGATGTGACGATGTGGGTAACCCAGGAAACTCACATCATACTCATCGCCTGTTGCCAGGTTAGGATCTGTAAGTGCGGCTGGGTATCTGTGCATACCTTCTTTTTGAAACGTTACGAATATAAACTTCGCTGGTCTTACATCCTGTTTAATTATCATAGGATTTAAGTTTTCTATTTTACCGATTATCATGTTGGTGTATCCTGTGTATATTGATCCCAGTATGTGTAATATTTACGTTGGGTCAATGCACCTAGCGGTACACTCCAAACACCAGGGTTAGTTTTACCCCAAGTCAGGTCATCTAACTTGATAGTTGTATTATAATTGAATTGATTAATGTAAGGCATTTTTACACTGACCATGGATACAAATTTTTCACGTTCATTGTATCCAGACTCGAGTATACCCTCCGCATGGCTTACATCAAAGTCCAAAGTAACCCAATAGCCTGCGTCCAAACATGGAAAGATTACACTATCCCACGGTTTGTATTCTTCTTGACTAATTGCTTTAGGATTAAAACTTTGACTGGTACCAAAGTAAATCATTTTAACTTCGTGTTCTTTGGCCTTTGCAAGAATTTCTTCTGCTGGCGGTGTACCAACTACAAACAAAGTTTTCATACCATAACAAATAGTATGCTCAACTTCATATCCTGTAAAATAGACAATGTTTTGTCTTTCTTCAGTGTTTAGTCCCATTTAATGTAACCTCTACTATAACCACTCGGACGATTAACGCCGTCCGCAAACGCTTGCTGCCATTCAGTGTTACGATTGTAACATTTTGTCCAGAAACTATCAACCTCAAGATCACCGTTTTCAATCATCCATACTGCATCTTTCATACATTGATAGAAATTTGGATTGCGTGGACTCGGTCGAACAGTTGTACAAGCCTTCCAAAGTTGTGCCTGCGATTCTTCTCTGCTGACTGCTTTGCCAACTGCATCAACAATTAAGGCATTGTTATTTAGATTTATGTCTATACCTAAAGAATATTTACCACTCAAGTCAATAACTACGTCATAACTTTCAGTAGTACCGAGTAACAATCGATCGCCCCACATATCAATATTACTTGACCCTATAACATCAACATTTTCACAATGTTTAAATTTAGTCAAAGTATGATAGGCTACCCATGCTAGAAATCCACTACCAATGATCAGTATTTTATCTTGTCTAGAACAATCCGCAACATCCACAGCATTGATACCACAAGCAACTGGCTCAATAATATAACGTGGATGAGATTCAGGTACCCAAACATATTCATTTGCACGTACATTGTATATGTCTGCGTATGCGGGTTCGCCTCGAGTGGCAACAAAGTCTCCAAAGTTGACATCTTTAATATTAGCACCAATTCCAATAACTTGTCCAAGTCCTTCGTGACCTTGCATACCCAGTGGTAACGGACCAAAGTTTCCCTGCATCATATCGATGTCACTGCGACATACGCCGGTCATAACAGCACGAACACAAATTTCATCTTCAGTTAACGGAGGAATATCATATGTTACTTGTTCAAAGTAACCTTGCCCAGTTGTTTGCAAACATCTTGTCATAGTTTTTCAATTATTCCGTGTATCCAAGTATCCTGCTCGTATTGTTCTGTCCAAAATTTAGCATCATCGACTCGATCAACTGCTTCCTTTATCATGGCTTGATATGCTTCTTCAGGACACCACCCTAATTCAAAACGTTCCACACTGTTATCTTCCATGAAAAATTCAATGGAGCTGTCGTCATCTAACATGCTACGCCAATTAGCGGCACAGGACCATTTGTTGGCAAAATCAATTACGCATACATCATCCACATCATATGTTCCTTTGGGGTTCACAACTCCGTAGTCTGTGCTGTCAATATCTGCTAATCGCCAAGCCGCTAGTGTAGTGCTGCCTTTGACTTTGTCTGCTCGCCACAGTGGATTCATAGCAATATATAAACTTAACAAGTGTGGCATCAAGTCTCTGCTAACCCCACCAAATGCTAATTTCTTAGTAGTGAACCAACTGCCGGGACTAGGAATACAATTTTTACGTATCCATTTGATCTTCACTGTCTTGGCTCGTGCAGCCGACTCCTTCAATTCAGAAATATTGTCACGCCACATGTTGTTCTTAACCATTATGAAACGGGTATACTTGTATTCTTCTAACAATTGTTGCCATACAAAACTATTAGAAACACCTGGCTTTTCAATAAACACAATTTTACTGCACGGTGCAACTTTGCTTGCAATATCAAAATGTGTAAAGTTAGGAGTGCATATATGTGCAGTATCAAACATCTTATGGATAAGAACTGCTTGGTCTACTGATGTGTACATTGCACTTTTTTTTGGATCTTGGTCCACAGTGACGACTTCATGGCCGAGTTTTTCCAGCACAGTTTTGTACAACTGTCCTATACCCATACCAACGATTAGACTACGCTTCATTTTTAGTTTGCTCGTATTGTTTAAACATTCTAGTTACATCTTCCATTTGTTTTTGGAACACTTCAGGCGAACCTCTTGCCGCAATTTGCATGTCGTATTCGCTGGGATAGTGACGTAAACAATGTCTTGCACCTTCTTTGATTGCTTTAGGAACTCGAGGAGTAGACAGAATCTCAAGTAAGAACTTTTGAGTCTGTACTACTGATCTGTACCTTTCGTCTGGTAATGTCATGCTATAGCTCTTTTCATGAAAGTTTTCACGGGTAATATTATACACCGGATTCTAAATCATCCAGCTTTTGAGTATCAAATTCTTCTTCGTCTTCTGATTGTACACTATCTGCATCCACTTCGTCAAACAAAGCGGAGAACATGCCACTTGCATTGACTGTTTTCTTACCAGTAGCACCACGAGTTCCAGGAATAGCTTGCCAAAATTTATCAAACCCGTCAATGATAGCAACGGCAGTTGCCCTATCAGGAGCACTAAAGATAGCATCCACTACATCTTTAAAATAAATGCGTTCGAATTTTTCATCTACCAACATAGCTGGACATAATCCAGCGTCATATTGGCGATTGGCTTCTTGTACACTATTCAAATGCAACCAAACATTATGACCCATCATGATAGCGTAGGTAAAACTATCCCAACTTGTCTTTCCTACTTTGCCAATTTTGTTAACATCAGTTGGCCCGTAAACACAAATATCTTTAACTTCTACACCATCCATTAGTGGACTTGTAGTAAATGATGAAAAATGTTTGTCTTGTACAACCACATCTTGGAACAGTCTAGTATCTTTAGCATATTTTTTGTTATCTAAACTTGGCAACATTCTATACAACCACTTTTGTCTATCTTCAATTTCTGTTTGCACATAAATCTGTCCATTAGCAGTGGCAAGGAACGGACTGGCACAGTCAAAACTAATTGTAAAGTCTGGATTATGATACTTTCGAACAGCACGTTGAATATCCGTTAGTAACAATGCCCACTCTAATTTACTTGTGCCAAGAAAGTGCATCCAGTCTTGATGACCTTGTTCGAGTAATCCGTCAAATTTTAGTGCTACAATTCTACGCAGTACTAAATCCACATCGCACATGTTCTGTCCACCCATGGCCCAGCCATTAAATGGTCGTTCATATTTGGTTGGATCGCAGAAATCTTTCATTTGCTGATACCAATCTTCTGCTTGATCGTGGTTTTCGCCCTGCAATACATTTAAGAATTTGCAAGCACCTGTGCGATGTTTAATAAAATATTCGTTGTTGTACTTGGTAGCACTAACTGATTGATCGTAACTGGCAATGCCACTGTTCTTAGCACCCACTGGACTACGACCCACCCATGCTGGTATATCAAGTACCATACCGTAATCCATTAGTGCATCCATCCATGCTAATACTTGTTCACGTTTCTTTTGTGCCGCATCTAGTTTAGCTTGGTACAGTTTAACATGATCAATCTTGGTATACTTGGGATTGCCATTTTTATCTGTCTTAGGATCACCTGTGGGGTGTAGTTGTGGAACTAGTTCCACGCCCTTGGCAATCGCTTCAGCCATGCGTTGTGCAACAATTGGACCAGTTGGGTCATTCCACTCGCCTTCCCAGACACCTTTACCAATTTGGAAACCGCCCGAGTCACCCAACACCCAACTAGTTGAGCGATCTCTATTACGGAACATATCTTCGCTGGGATCGGGTTTGGTCAAATCCAAGTTGGCATGACCTGCTGAGTATAAACAATGGTCAAAGTAAAATGCCGCATTGGGATTCAAATAGTTCATTGCTTCAATACCCATAGGCCCAAAGCTGGCAGGAATACGTGCAGGATCCACATAGTTGTTGTATCTTTGCTTGCCTATGTACGTACTATAAAATCCTGATGTTGCTGGCAGGAAGTATGCATAATCGTTTTGATGTGCTGTTAGATTTTTATTCAATTCGACCCCACTTTATTTTTAACCATATTCTTTCCAAGCCATAATGCACCGCGGTTAAAATAATGTGTATGACAACAGCATCGCTCAATCCGGTCCAGATAGCGGTTATTAACAATGCTATTATTCGATAACTTACCGTTCTAACTATAGTACGTTTATGCAGTTCGGTCATTATTTGCTCTGTGCTGGAAGAATATAGTCGTATACGGCAATACCACTATCAACTGTAATATTCAACGCACCTGCATCTGCAATACGCATTGTAATATCACCATTAAGATTCAAAATACTTTGCACTTGATTAACTGGCCACGACCATGTTTGACGCAACTTGCCATCAATACCTGCTTGGAACACAAACGAACCAGCATGTGTACTTGCATCACCAAAGCTAAACACTAGATCATTTCCTTCTGTTTTAACTTGGAAGGTTTGTTCTTCTGAGTGTGCGTTTGCTTGGAACTTAAGACGTTGAATACTAGCCATGCTTGGTTGAAATTCGATATCCCATTTTGCACCTTTGAATTTAACACTTTTCAATTTTTCATTAATAATGTCTTGATTCATAAAACGGTAATCGTTTTGAAAATCTCCAAGCCCGTTCTGAAAGTGTAAACCTGTAGGAATTGTTTCTCCATTGCGTTCCTGCTTAACAACTGAGATAGTTGCATTGTCTTTGTATTCTGGACACTTAAGATGAATATCCAACTTGTTTAAATTAGGCATACCAAACACGCCTTCAAAGTCATCAACTGGACTATGTGTTTTTGCATTGACAATGACTGACCGATCTTCGGCCATTGATTCGATACTTGTTTCTTTAGTAGTCGATGATACCTTAACCAAAGGCAAAAAGCCCAAGCTGTGTGTATGTGCTACTAGATCTTGTAAAAAGTGTTTCATGTGATTCTCCATATGTTATGATTATACTTAGGTTTTTTGACAATGTCAAGGATTTTTCCTAACCTTCTTGTTGTATTCCACCGATTCATTTAGTATGCTAAATGATGTATCGATGCTATTAGCATAGTGAACAAACGCTTCTGTATCCTTTGGAAAACACGCACCACCAAAACCTCGTTCACTATCTAATCCTGGTACCAGTGTATGACTATTACCAATTCGACTATCATGCGTGATCATTTGCCTGACTATTTTATAATCGGCACCGTTTTTTTCGCAAATGTCATACAATTGATTAAAAAATGCAACCTTTGTTGCCAAGAATGCATTAATGCCATACTTGACGGTTGCCGCTTCTACCGTGGTGCAGTGAAAGAACAATTTACAATTTGGTAATACACTTGTAAATAATTCTTGCCAAAATCCTTCAGGATCTTCGCCACCCAACACACACGATTTTTGATCAATAAAATCTTGATCAGCAGTACGTGCTCTTAGAAACTCTGGATTATATACAATTGAATGATTGCTATATAATTCCTCCATTGCTTCTAGTATACCCGGTGTAATAGTACTCTTAATCAATACGGGCATAAAGATGGGAACTGTATCCATTACGTTTGCAACATTTCCTATATTGCATACTCCATCCAATGTGGGCGTATCAACACAAATAATCAATCCGTCTGCATCGTGATTATCTGAGATAGTATCAGTTGTATATTTCGGATCTACAATAACAACTTCGTGTTTGGTACGTAAGGCCTTTGCTACTGCCTTACCTACAAATCCATAGCCTGCAATTATAATTTTCATATTAAAACTCGAATAAACTGTTAAACGTATTTTTTTCTTCTGTACTACGTACATCCCATTTCAACACACCAATCAAGTTATCCAACTTATTGTCAATAATAGTCTGTTCCATCTCAGCATGATCAAATGCTAGATCCTTGAACCACTGTGGCAGCCGCAATTCGTCCACAGGATACGCAACACTAGTAAAGCCCATTGGGTTTTGCTTTAACTTGCAAACAATAACTTTTGCTCCATCGGTAATTCCCATGCTGTATTTGTCTTGGTACATACGTTTGAGTGTATTCCAATTGATACTAGCACGAACGTGCCCTGGCATATTAGTCTTGCCGTCTTTCTTTTCTTTGGCTTCGTAGTCAGTAATATTATTGGCACGTTTAGGCGAACCTTTTTCCCAACCAGGTCTGCTTTTAAATCTTAATCTAAACTCGCTGATGTGTTCCAATACTTCTTGTTCAGGCTTGCCCATTAAGACCATTTCAAGCACATCACTCAAAAAGTTCTGAATAAATTCCGGCGTATCACTACGCTTGAGATCCAAGCCCATGGCCTTAATTTTACCAGGCTTACCTTCTATGTCACTACGCTTGCCTTCCTTGTCGTAATAAAGAACAGCATAACGTTTCTTAGTAATGAACAAGCTCTTTGAACCCACAATCTCACGACCCGCTTTGATAACTTCACCTCGAGTCTTTGGCACGTGAAATGTATCCAACATAAACTGTGGGAATGTATTGTTTACTTCGTCGGCAATTTGATCATATAACTGTACCACACTTTCTTTTGTCCAAGGAATTTTACCTGCCACAATTTCTTTTTCAAGAGTTTTATACGCAGAGAAATAACATGAGTCTGTATCACCGTATATAATTGCTTTACCTCGATAGTCGTAATCACCAGTAACAATCTCATTGACCTTGCCAGCCATATGTTTAACAATCTGTCGACCAGTTAGTGTAGTTGATTGTCCGATGCGTTTATCAAAGAATCTGCAACCACTGTTAAGAATAGCACCATACAAACTGTTAAGATTAATCTTTTTAACAAGTTGGCGTTTGTCCCAATATTCTTCTTCGACTTTGTTACCTGCTTTGATTGCTTCTTTAAGTTTAGCCTGCATCTCCTTACGTTCAGCATACCAACGCTTTAACAAGCCAGGAATGATACCTTCCTTCTCGTAGGTAAAGATAGTGCCATTAGCACTGAGAATCCACGGCTGATTGCTTTCAAAGATTAGTCTATATACTTCGGCAGCACTAACAACGTCGGTGTCTCCGTTTTCCCAGTCAATAGTAATGTCTGTACCAATCTCTTGATTCATCACAGCTTCATATTCCAAACTGCCAAACACTCCTTCCCAGCTGGCTGCAAAACTTTTACCTTTTGCCATGTGTAGTTCAATAAATTCTTCTGTTTTAGTTTGCCGCAACTGTCCAACAATAGTTTCTGGACCCATGTTAAGTGCTCTAATTGCACTGGGATACAGACTATTAATATCTAGCGAGCCAATCCAATCGTGAATGCCTTCTTTAGGATACGCAACATACGCTCCTGCCGCTTGACTATCTTCACGTTCGTCCATCTTAGTACGATTAGGCACTTGGAATCCACGTCTGTGACATTCGTTGATGATAGCTTGTTCAGTCACTGCTACAGCACCCATTGTGGTTTGTAGCAATACCGTACATTCATGTGCCAAGGTGTTGGCAAGATCCATGAATTTTAGTTTTTTATCCAGTCGATCTAGTAGCATTGTATCTTGTCTATTGTATTCAATGAATGTTTTAAAATCATTGTTATACAATTGATCCAGTGTGCCTTCGTATTGTGTCTTACGCTCGCCTAATTCGTATTCTGCAATAGCATCTAGTCGATAACTGTGACGTTCTTCATATGTGTACTTGCGATATAATTCGAGACTGTCCAAGTGTACTCGACCAATGAAGTCATATGTAATGGCCTTTTTGCCAAACTTTTCATATTCACGACGTTTGGGATATTGACCAAACAAACAAAACCGTCTTGTATCGTCTTTACTCAACACTTTAGTCACACGATTGACAGTGTATGGAATATCATAACCTTCGCTGTTCCAACCACTAAGCATATCAGCATCTTGAATAACGTCAAGAAAAGCATCCAACATTTCTGCTTCTGTTTTAAACAACATGGTGTTGGGGAAATCTTTAACTGCTTCATGTGCTTCTTCCCAAGTTAGTGTCTTTGGAGGCACTGCAAAACACACAAGTGTTTCCAACCATTGGAGGTGAACCGCAATACTAGTAATTGGCATGAAAGCATCTTCAGGAGTGCTGTAGCCACGTTCTGGATCAAAGTCCACCTCAATGTCAAAAAATGCCACATTGAGTTTTGGAGGTTCTGCGTTTAGATAGTTTTCACTTAGACAAACAAATACTGGATTGATGTCAGCTTCAAATAATTGCTTGCCTGAATTGATTGCTTGTTCTTTGCGAAAGTCTTTTGTATTTTTACAAACAATGCGACTAAGTGCATCTCCGTAAATACTTTGAAATTTGCCACGAGGGTCTTTGTAATACAGCGTGTGTTTGACAGGAATGTCACGATACTCACGCTCATGTTTTTTATTTCGTTCGACTACTTTGATAACGTCGTTATCTCGATCGAACCATGCGTCTACATAGCTCATTTATTCTCCTTATGTCATTTTTGGCTGACAAATACCCTACGTGCGGTTTATGGCCCGCTGACCTTTCGTCATATATTTATTTAGATACGTTTGGTAATATCTAAAATTGCTTCAATTTCTTCCCAGTCTTGATTGTAAGTGCTCCAATCACCTTTGTGTGCAATTTTAATTGCCTTGTTAATAACACTGGCCTTAACTTGTAATTCTTCTGCTACTGCCTGTACTGTTTCCTTTAGCCCCACTTGTAAGTCGTCAATTTCACGAAGGACTGTTGATCCCTCTGTAATCAAACGCTCTAGCTTTGCCTTTTCTTCTGCACCATATGACCGACCACCCATTGTAACTCTCCTAATGTATATGCCTATTATATACTACTTATCGTGTGTATGCAAGCAATAAGATATTTTAGAGGTGAAAATGGCAGAATAAATCTGCCATTTTGATCACTTGTTAAGACCTGCCAGTTTTAATATTCTACTAAAGTCTTCATTTACACCTTTTTGTTTTTTTAATCTTTCTATTTCCTGGGCCTGTCTTTCTCTATCATACAATAGTTTATCGACTCCTTGCCTATCAAATTGATCTGTTCCAGCATTACCGGTATAATTAGTTGTTCTTGAATTTCCAACACCTGTACTGTAATTGCCAGCCGGCATTATATCACCGTCGCTGAATACATAACCCGGCCACTTAGTATCTGTACCCGGCGGCCCTCTCCATACCCTTGTACCAAATCCAGCATCTCTCCACCATCCAGAAGGTTCTGAACTAGTTTTATTTGGCAACGCCTGTAATCTTTTCAGTTCGGCTTCTTGCTCGCGGCGTTGTTTTCTTATTTTGTCACCGTCAACATCTGAGCCTACTACTGGTACTGGCTTAGTTCCAGTACCAGGAGCAATCCCGGTAGCTTTGCCATCTGGATTATTTCCTTGGCCAGGCCCTGTCTTTTTGTCACCTTGGTCGTTACCAGGCCCAACTTTTGCAGGCCCGCTAGTATTGCTTACCTCTGCATTACCACCACCAGGTTTGGTGCCAGTGTCTTGTACTTTAGCACCAATATCTGAACCTTGACCGTTTAATTTAGCTCTAGCAATTTTTGCTCTTTCTCTGGCTGCTGGATCGGGTGATTTGTCTAATTCATCTAGCTTTTTTTCAATGTCAGATTTTAGTTGTTCTTTAGAAGGAGGTGCAGGTGTTGGAGCAGGCTCAGTAGGTGTATTACTCGGTGTCAATGCACCGCCGATAGCTTGGCCTATTTCTTTGGCACCGCTTTTTATCTTATCCCATAATCCAGGTCCTTCTGGCTCGTTTGATTTAGGAGGTTCAGTTGTAGTAGATGCCGCCGGAGGTTTAACTTCCGGTGCTGGTTTAACTTCTGGTGCTGGTTTAACTTCTGGTTTAACTTCTGGTTTAACTCGTTCTTCGCCGTCTCTTTTAAAGTCACCAATTATTTTATTCTTTTCTTCGGCATCTCGTTTAGCCTGATCGACTTTTTCCTGTGCTTTGCGAGCTTCTCGCTGTGCGTCAAGTGCCTCTTGCCTATCTTTTGCGTCCTTAGTTTCACGAGCTTTTTTTTCTGCTTCAGCTGCCGCTTTTTTAGCATCTGCTGCTTCTTTTTCTTTTTGTGCAACAATATCGTTTATAGTTGAATCTGGCTGGGCAGGTTTAACTACATCAGGCGGCTTATTTGTTTTTTTATCGCTTTTTGTAAACGGTGTCGGTGTGTCGCCTTCAACTCCCCATGTTGTGGGATTTTTTTTAGGATACGCTTCTTTTGCTTTATCTTTAAATACTTTTTCAGGATTGGGCCCTTTTAATGCCTTATCAACATTAGGTCCCTCCATTGGAAGTTTATATCCATCATCGAAGTTTACAATAACTCTGGTCATTTTATATTACCAATTAATAGTGGGCAAGACTTTGGGATCTTTCTTTTTCTTTTTCTTTTCTGTGTCATCTTTTCCAATAACGATATCTGGTTTTTCTACAGTAGCATCGGGAATATTAATATCAGGCTCCGCGGCATTGACCTTAGGAACAATTGGGAGATTATCACGGCTATATAACTCAACATTATTGACTGTAAGTGTATTTTCCGCCTTGGTCATTTCTTTACGTTTTTCAGGATCCATCTTGGCAAGTTGTTCAAGTCGTGCGGATGTAGGTCCCTTGTCATTGTTAAGAGTCTGGCCATTCGTAGTTTGCCATTTTCCACTTTCATTTTTAGTCACGCTTTGCGACTTTACTTGTCCATATGCTTCTCTTGCATTTTTCATTGAATCAATCATAGAAGAATCGTTTGCCCCAGTAACCACCCATTTCCACGGAACTTCGTCAGCCGGTATTACAGTACCAATAGGAGCACTTCCAGCTTCACCTGTTTTGCCACCGGTATTGGCTGTTGAATCTTTTTCTTTTGTTTTATCCGGACTGGCCCAGAAATATAATAATAAAAGCAAAGCCGCAATTGTAATATCTTTACCCTTGTTGCTCTTTGCCTTCCCCGTGGCCGCATTCCAAAAGCCTTTATTTGCAGTTGGATTCTGTGCCAGTTTCTTTAATTCTTCTGGAGTTAGTTCTTGAAAGTACTGATACAATGATCCCATGTTTACAATTTCAGGAACATCAGTAGATATTGGTACATCTGCTATTGCTTTTACAACTGGATCAGTTATAGCTGGCTTTGGCTTTGCAGGTACTTGCAGTGGCTTACCATCAGGCCCTAACAATGTGGGATGTGGTTCAGTTACTTCAGGAGGAATACTTGGTTCTTTTCTCGGCTCAGCTGCCTTGAGGGTCTTCATATCCTCTGGGCTAATACGTGCGTCTCCGCCTTCTAAATGATATTTTATGCCTTTATCATCATGCTGAAGTATCCAAGTTTGCACTTGGCCTTTCTCGTTAGTAATTGTTACTTTTTCACCAAGTTCTTTAAGTAGTGCTTCTTCGGCAGCTTTACCAGTTAGTTTCTTCCAACCAGCCTTGACAGCATCAGTGGCTGCATCTATTGCCGCTCGCCCAGCACCTTCATTAACATTGCCTTGTTCAATGTCGTGCAATTTTTGTCGAAGTTGCGACATCGATTCAGTAAGTGTTGGTTTATTAATCATTTAATTACTTGCACCTGTAACATTGCCCATAGCATCAACTGAAGGCATTTTTGAATTGTTTGGTTTCCCAAGATCTGCAGGATCAAAATTATTACCGCCTTCTGCCCACTTCATTAATGCATTTATTCCCATTGTCCATCCAGCACTTGTTGCTAGAGCATATTTTCCAAGATTGTTTTTAATAGAAGTTGCTAGACGTTCTTTGTATGTTTTAGCAATAACTGATACTGCTTCTTTTGATGCAGGTCGTGCTCCGAGAAAAACTTTTTCAAGTATCTTGGCTAATTTAACTAATCTTGGTATAACTACTGGGCCAGCCAGTGGTCCAATAAATGCAGACACCACAGACAATCCTACATCAAATACTAAATCTGCACCGTCGTATATTACCTCGCCGTTTGGAAGAGTCACAATTGGTATTGCATAAAATTCATCTAAGGTGGTCGGAACATTTACTCCCATTACAGAAGTTGCTTCAGCCGCATATCCAAAACTTTCAACTAATGACTCGTACATGCCTTCGGCAAATGCCTGGTCACCTTCCAAGTCATCAGTTTCTCCGTCTGCACTGGCCACTGTTGTTGAGTCACTATCTGCACTGGAAACAGTTTTTCCAAGATACTGATTTATTAAATCATCGACTTCGTCTGCTTTTTGCATGTCTGTTCGTGGTCCAGAACTCTTGGGAGTAATTGCGGCATCATTTGATTGTCTTACACCTGCAGATTGTTGTTTGACAGCATCAAATTCATTCTGCGATTTGCCACCAGTTAGCCAATTGGTTAATCCAGCTGGACCTTTTGCGTTGTCAGGAATTAGTCCCAGTGAAGCAAGTGGTTTCCAATCTTCAGGTGTTGGAGGTGCACTGCGTGGAGATTGCCCTTCCTTAGAACTCCATTCATTATCGCCGTAGGCAATAATAAAGTCACCTTCGCTGTTAAATAACCCTTCTAACTTGTTTTGCTGTGCTAGTTTTGCAATGGCAATATTACCAGCAGTCTTGGGATCCCATGATGTAAATCCTGTCCATCCGCCTTTGGCTTTTTCCACTGACGCTTTTTCTTTGGCAGCTTGTTCGGCAGCTTGTACAGTTGCCAAGGTTAAGTTAGAGTCTTCAATTAAATCTAAGCGTGTGACTAAATCTCTAAAGTTCATTTTAAATTCCGATTACTTCTTATTTAATTGCTCTATTGCTTCGTCAATTTTATTTCTTAATGCTAGTAGTTGTTCCAAGCCTTCCGCCACACTTTGCTCTTTATGTTTTTTAGCATCGTTGTCAAATTGTTTGATGGTAGCTTTGTTGATGCCTTTAAATCGCTTATTACCACGAGCATAGTCGCCTTCTGCATCCGCTTTACTAGCATCTACTCCAGCCGCTTTTTTATACCTACCTAGTAATTCTGTTGAAAGTTCGTCAATTGGTTGTAGCCCAACACCAGCCATTCCACTA